AACTAGATAAGTTCTGTAAAGGGTTTCGTAAACAACAGATGCTATGTATAGCAGCAGGTAGTGGTACAGGTAAGTCAACAATATGTCGTGAACTTGCACATCACTTTATGAAGAATAATCTGACCGCAGGTTATATAGCACTTGAAGAATCGGTACAAAGAACAATGCAGCGGATACTCGGTGTAGAGATGAATAAACCCCTGCACCTTGAGGATAATGTAGAAGAAACAGAAGGGCTAAGACAATCCTTTGATAGGCTGTTTGGTACAGGAAAACTATTCTTATATGATCACTTTGGTTCTATTGATCCAGATAGATTAGTTGAACAGATACAGTATCTTGCAACAGCAGAAGGTGTAGATGTTGTCATCTTGGATCATTTAACAATAGTCGTTTCTGGTATCAGCGACCTTGATGAGAGAAGAGCATTAGATGTGGTCTGTACCAAGCTCAGACAGGTGGTTGAATCTACTGGTATAGGTTTGATTATTGTTTCTCACTTGCGTAGACCAGAAGGTAAAGGGCATGAGGAGGGTAATAAGGTTTCTCTGAATCATCTGAGATCAAGTCATTCAATAGCACAATTAAGTGACTTGGTGGTTGCCTGTGAAAGAAACCAACAATCGGAAAGCTATGCAGAAAGAGCAGAACTACAGTTAAGAGTATTGAAGAATAGACACACAGGAATGACAGGGCCAGTAGATAAATTATTGTATGACGAAAAGACAGGAAGACTAGTAGTACCTATGGAAACTTATTTCGGAAACTAATGACTTTATTAATTGACGCTGATTGGCTTATCTATTCTTCATGTTGTGCCTGTGAACAGGACATACAGTGGGATACTAACCTGCACACACTTCATGCAGATGAAAGAGATGTATATGAAATGGTTGATGGTAGAGTTGCACATTATCAAACCATTGCTGAAGGCGATAAAAATGTTGTTATGTGTTTTACAGAGTACCCAACATTCAGACATACGATATATCCAGAATACAAAGCTAATAGAAAACATAAAAGAAAACCTTTAGGTCTTCGTAAAATTATCGAAGGGGTAAAAGAAAGATATACATCAGAAAGTTATCCTGGTTTGGAAGGTGATGATGTAATGGCTATTCTTGCAACATCAAAAAAATATGACAACCCAATAATAGTTTCAGTTGATAAGGACATGAGATCTGTACCTTGTACACTGCTTGCAGGTGATGACATGGAACTTATAACCAAACGTAAAGCTGATAGACATTGGATGATACAAGCTCTTACAGGAGACAGTACTGATAACTACTTTGGTATTGATAAGGTAGGACCAGTAACAGCAGAAAAGATATTAGGTGAAGCCAAGACACTAGAACAGATGTGGGAGAAAGTAGTAGAAGCTTATGAGAAAAAGAAATATAACTTTGCTGATGCTGTTCTTAATGCACAGCTTGCAAGAATACTGAGAGATGGAGACTTTGACTTTGATACAGGAGAAGTATCTCTCTGGACTCCATAAAAAAACACTAGCAATACGGGCTGTGGTAGATTGCTAGCGTTTTTCGTTGCCTGGATAAGCATATTCACCTTATCACAGAAATTATATACTGCTATACTTTATTCTATAAATTGACATATACTAAATATAAATCTTATAAATCATGTCATCTGAAAAGCTACCAGTAATTACAGATGAATTGATTTTTGCCTTAGATCAAATCTTTCCTAATCGTCATCCTGATTTGTCTTTATCTGATAGAGAGGTATGGTATAGAGCAGGGCAAAGGTTTGTTGTTGATTATTTAATTGAACAACAGGCAAGACAAAAAGACACCATGCTCACTGAATCAGTCTTGGAGAATTAGCCATGTGCGTTGGAAGACCATCCCCACCACCTTTACCAGAACCCAGACCAACACCACCAAAGCCAGAGCAGACTGCTCAAAGAGTTCTTGTCGGTACAAACAGACCATCAGTATCTGGACAACAAACTACAACTACAGGTGGTAGAAAAAGAACAGGGCAAAGGCAAAGTCGAGCAAGAAGACTTGGTACAGCTATGTTGAGAATACCTTTGAATCCTAATCAAAGTACATCTGACTTGAGGTATTAATTATGTGTTTTTTCGGAGGAGGTGCAAGAGCAGCAACACCACCAAAAACTACTTTTGATGATTCTCCACCTGTTGTAACTGGTATGCAAACTGGTGTTGATAATCCTGTTGATACAGCAAAAGTTACAGAAGAACTTAAGATCAAAAGGATGAATAAAGAAGGTGTTAGTAATCCTGGTGACTCTCTTAACATTGCAGGTGTAACAAGAAGAAGTGGAGGAGGTAATAAAACTGCACAACAAAAAGCTAATTTAGCTAAAAATAGAGCAAGAGCAAAATCTATGGCAAAAGCTAGAAGGTCTAAAAAATAAATGGAATACTCAACACAAGGACAAACAGCAGGTGGAAGATACGCACAGCTACAAAGTGCAAGATCCACCTTCGATAGAGAAGCAAAAGAATCTTCTAAACTTACAATCCCTAGTCTCATACCAGAAAGTACAACAGGTACAAGAGCAAAGATCAAAACACCTTTTCAAGCTGTAGGTGCTAGAGGTGTGAACAGTCTTGCATCTAAACTTTTATTTGCTTTACTACCACCATCTACTGCCTTCTTCAAACTAAGTATTGACAGTCTTGAACTGCTGAAGCAAGGACAGGAAGGTTTAGAAACAGAGATAGATAAAGGATTACGAACAATAGAAACAGCTTTGATGAATGAGATAGAGATCTCTAACGACAGAGTTGCTATGTTTGAAGCACTGAAACATCTGATCGTTGGAGGGAATGTTCTTCTCTATCTCACAGATGATGGACTGAAAGTATATCCACTATCAAAGTTTGTATGTAAAAGAGATGCAGTAGGTAATGTATTAGAAATTATTACACAGGAATCAGTCAACCCAAATGCACTGTCACCAGAGTTCTTAGAACAGATCAAGAAGAAAGAGAACTATGATGAAAAGACAATGGATAGTGACCTTGATATATACACATATGTCAGAAGAGTGAATGATGACTTCATGTGGTATCAGGAGTGTAAGGGAGAAAAGATACCAGGTACTGATGGCAGATCAAAAGTAGAAGTATCACCTTGGATTACTCTTAGGTTTGTTCGCATTGATGGAGAAGATTATGGAAGGGGTTATGTAGAAGAATACAGAGGAGACTTAATTAGTCTTGAAGCTTTGATGCAAGCAATCATAGAAGGTGCAGCAGCATCAGCTAAGACTATATTCCTTGTAAATCCTAATGGTGTAACCAGAGCAGCAACACTAGCCAAAGCTCCTAATGGTGCAATAAGAGAAGGAAGTGCAGCAGATATTTCTGTAATGCAGGTTGGTAAGGGAGCAGACTTCAATGTATCTTTCTCTGCAATACAACGTATTGAATCAAGACTAGAGTATGCATTTCTTATGGCTAGGTCTGTACAGAGAGATGCAGAGAGAGTAACAGCAGCAGAAGTTACGATGATGGCTAATGAATTAGAGAACAGTCTTGGTGGTATCTATTCCATACTTACACAGGAGTTTCAACTACCATATCTAAAACGTAGAATGCATATGCTTGTACGTTCTGGCAAAGCTCCAAAACTACCAGATAGAATAGTCAAACCCAAGATCGTGACAGGTGTTCAAGGGCTTGGTCGTGGTAATGATCGTAATAAGCTTGTTGAATTTATTGGAACGGTTTCACAAGCTTTAGGCCCAGATATTATGAGACAGTACATGAATGTAGATGAAGCCATAAAACGTCTGGCAAATTCAATTGGCATAGATACTGCTAACCTAGTAAAGACACAAGAAGAGATACAGGCAGAGATGGAAGCCATGCAACAGCAGCAGCTTATCCAACATCTCGGACCTGCTGCTCTTGGATCACCATTGCTTGATCCTCAAAAAAATGCAAATGCACAACAACTAACGGAGGAAACTGATGCCAACCAAGAAACCTAGACAAAGAGATGAAGAAGGAAAGTTTGTACCTGCAAAGGCAGTAGTAAGCAAACTTGGTGTAAATGACGAACCAAAACCAAATAAACCAAAGGTGGTCGAAACTAAAAATGGTCGTACACTTACTTATAGTTAACAAAATATTATGACATCATCCCAGGTAAATGTTACCGAGACACCCCCTATGTCTCGTCAGGATTTAGAAACTCTTGCAAAAAATGAAACTGATGAGAACGGTCTTATCTTAGGAAAGTTCAAATCAGTAGAAGATCTAGCTGCTAGTTACAAAGAACTTGAAGGTAAGTTAGGTGCAGCTACAGAAGAAGATCAAGTTGAAACTTCAGAACAGGAAGAAACTGAAACAACAGAATCTGACTTTGATGCTGAAGAATATTATGGAGATGGACTTGCTTCTGTATTAGAAGAAGTCGGTATTGATCCACAGGAAATCTCTAACAGGTTTACAGAAACAGGTGAGATCAATGATGATGATTACGCAAAGCTAGGAGAAGCAGGTTTCTCTAAACAAGTTATCGACACCTATCTTGATGGATTAAGAAATGGTGGTGTAACAGGAGAAGATATTGCTTCTGCTCAAATACAAGGTATAAAAGATTCTGTCGGTGGTGATGATAATTACAGTAAGATGGTGGCATGGGCTGTTGACAACCTCCCTGCCAATGAAGTTAATGAATTTAATTCTTTAACAGAAACAGGAAATGCAACTGCAATTAAGTTTGCAGTACAAGGTCTTTATTCTCAATACAACAATGCTATGGGTGTTGAACCAAACTTAGTTACAGGTCGTGCTTCTCAAAGTGGACCTGCACCATTCAGATCTACAGCAGAGGTAGTTACCGCTATGTCAGATCCACGCTATGGTAAAGATGTCACATACACCGAAGATGTTCAAAGACGTTTAGGTGGTAGTGATGTATTTAACACTGGTCGTTAATTATGGCTAACAAACCAACCGACCCAGAATTGTATTCAAGGGTTAAGGCAGAAGCAAAGAAGAAGTTTAGAGTCTATCCTTCTGCTTATGCTAATGCCTGGTTGGTTAGAACCTATAAGAAACGTGGTGGAGGTTATCGTAAAACTTAATCATGCCTTTAACAAAAAAACAAAAACAACTAGATAAAACTGGTGATGGCAAAATCACTAGAGAAGATCTAATGCTTCTTCGTAAGTCAAAGAAAAAGAAGAATGGCAAAGCTTAATCTTAGCCAGATGAAAAAGCTGAAAGCACATTCAGTCCATCACACACCTAAACATATGAACCTTATGAAGAAGCTCATGCGTGAAGGTAAATCATTCAAAGCTGCACATACTGCTGCACAAAAAGAAGTAGGCAAATGAGTCTTACCAGATGGTTCAAAGAAAAGTGGGTAGATGTTAAAACAGGTAAACCCTGTGGAAGACAGAAGGGTGATCAACGTGGCTACCCTGCTTGCAGACCATCAAAAAGAATTAGTAGTAAAACACCAAAGACTACCAGTGAAATGAGTAGTAAAGAAAAGGCTAGATTTAAAAAAGAAAAGACAGGCCCAAAAAAAATTAGTTATCAACATAGAAGAAATAAAAACAGAAAAAAGTTAAGACTTGCATAAGAGTGTTATATTTTAATTAACTGCTTATCTTTCCTTTATGTCTAAGGGAGTATCTCTTACCAAAAAAGACAAAGATCCCACTGGGGGTCTTACTGCTTCTGGCCGTAGGAAATACAACCGAGCAACAGGTGGAAACTTGCAAGCTCCTGTTACTAAAAAGACAGGTCTTTCTCCTAGACAGAAAGCAAGAAGAAAATCTTTTTGTGCAAGAATGTCGAAGGTAAAAGGACCGTTAAAGAAAGATGGTAAGTTAACACGCAAAGCTCTTGCACTACGCAAGTGGAATTGCGGATCAGTATAAACTCAACAAAACGAAAATCTAAATATCAAAAGTGCCTGATGCGTCAGATAACACTTGAGAGAACAGACAGTAGTGAAGTTAGTTTCTCAAATTATTAATCAATCCAAAGGAGTTTTATTATGGCTAACGCCACCGTATCTCGCCTTGGTCTGGTAAACAATAGTGGAACAGACTTTGAAGCTCTGTTTCTGAAAGTGTTCTCTGGTGAGGTTTTAACAGCCTTTGCTAGAAACAACATCTTTAACGAACAGCTTCATTCTGTAAGAACTATTACTTCTGGTAAATCAGCACAGTTCCCTGTTACAGGTGCTGCAACTGCTGCATATCACACACCAGGAACACCATTAGTTGGTGCAAACCAGATCTTGGCAAATGAAAAGATTATTTCTATTGATGATCTTTTAATATCACAAGCTTTCGTCAGCAATCTTGACGAGCTTATGAATCACTACGATGTTCGTGCGACTTACGCTGATGAGCTAGGAAAGGCTCTCGCAAAAACATACGATCAAAACGTAGCGAAGGTAATTGCTAATGCTTCAAGAGCTTCAACAACTCTTACAGGTGGCAATGGTGGATTAGTTTCTACTCTTGCTTCTGGTAATACAGCTTCAGCAAACGTAACTGGCGATGAGCTAGCAGCAGCTATCTATGACATCGCACAGGCATTTGATGAAAGAGACATCCCTCCAACAGATCGTTTCTGTGTACTACCACCTGCTGAGTACTACAAGTTAGCTGAATCAGCTACAAGAACTGTAGATGTTGACTTCAACCCAGGTGGTAATGGTTCATTTGCATCAGGTCGTGTACAACAGATTGCTGGTATTCCAGTGATGATGAGTAACAACGTACCTCAGACAAACGTATCATCAAACCCAAGTGGAGCTAACAACACCTACTCAGGTGACGATAGTAAAACTATTGGTCTTGTCTTCCATAAATCTGCTGTTGGTACAGTAAAACTAATGGATATGACAACTGAGATCTCTGGTTCTGACTACGGAATTATGTATCAAGGTACATTAATGGTTGCTAAGTATGCTCTTGGTCATGGAATCCTAAGACCAGAATGTGCAGCTACT